CCCATCTTATTGTATCTATTGCCTTCATCAACTACGAATGCAGCAGACCTTCTGTCAAACTTAGCGGTGAATATAGGTGAGAGTGTGATATTGTTCTGATTTATTATGTTAGGAGTTCTATTTATTGCGTTTGATAATCCGGCAGGAATTGATATTTGTGGGTTTATTGAGTTGCTGCCACGTCCACCCTCGGACTCTCCACCAAAGAAATCTTTTATAGCATCTCCAACATTCCATATTTTAGTGCCATACGCTTTTCCTCCAGTAATAGCCATAAGAAATAGCCATTCAGCAAGCATTTTAGCCACCATAGAGACGAAGTTAGATAACATCTGAGCCATTAGCCTATCAAAGAAATTATAAAATGATTTCATAGCGTTCTCTCCTTCCATTAGCATCCTTGCCCACTCTGATGTCTCTGATGCTATAAAATTACTAAATGAATCAGATACTTCGCTAATCATTTCATTTACTTTTTCAAAAAACTCAACCGTTTCTTCTACGTTATCTTTACCAAATAGATTAAAGAATAAATCAACATTTATACCAAGTGCTTTCATTGTTGCCAAAATATCTTCTAATGATACATCCATGTCTGCTAAAACTTTTTGTGCTTTATCTGATATACCTTTTCCATTTAAGAAGTTAATTAATGTGTCATTAGGCTCAATTTTTATTAGCTCGCCAAGTTCCTTCATCTTATCAACAAACTGCTGTATAGGCTGAGAATCATCAAACGAGCCTGATATATCACTCATATATTCTGAGAACTTTAATGCTTTATCTACATCCCATTCACCTGTTAGTATCTTTTTGAATACACCTTTACTTAACTTTAATGACTCTATTTTGGCTATTACATCTTCTAATTTTATATCATATTCAGCTAAGCTTCTTTGTATATCTTCTGGAATAGCCATTCCGTCTTTTAGGTTAATAAGTGAGATTAATGTTGCACTGTTACCGACTCCACCAAGTGCTACATCAAGTTCATTCATGTAGTTGATAAACTCATCTACCTTATTGTTTTTCTCAAAGGCAGTTGAGAGGGATTTTGTGTATTTTTCAAATTCAGTGAGGTCAGGAGTTTTTAAAGCTGGAGGTCTAACACTGAATTTTTTAAAGAACTTAGCAATTATAGCTCCGCCTTCATCTGTTTTACTTAAAAGGTAAGTAACAAAATTGTCATAAACTTCTCTTGATGTTTTTATCTTTTCACTAAAATTATCAATCCCACTAATATAATCCGAAAAATCAAATACCCCTCCGGAAATGCTAACCTTCGCACCTGACAAAAGGGTGTCAAAAATTGCTTTCACTTCTGAAGCATCCGACTTCGTTGTGCCAAAAAAATCACTTAGCTCTTTGCTGAACTTGCCAAAGTCTGTCTTTTCCCACCAATCCCAATAAGTTGAATTTGATAATTCTGCAATAGCTAACTGGGTGTCATAAATATCGTCAAGGTTGTCTGAATAGTTATTGCCGAGTACGAGTAATTGATTCAATGCAGACAGCCTATCCTTTTGAGCAGATAATATTGACTGCTGTATTCTTACGACATCTCTGCCATAGGCTAATTCTATTTTCTTTTTCTTTTCTAATATTTCAATTTCTCTCTCTGCTGAGTTTTTTACATCATTATAGAATTTAGATAGACCTCTATTTACGTTGAATCTATACATATCCTCTTGCGTCTTGGACTTAGATAATTCTATCATTTCTCTTTCTAAATCAATAATTTCTTTGCTGTCTTTTTTTACAGCTTCATATCCAGAAGCCCAAGCCATTACGCTATCTATGAGACTATAAAATGTTTTAGGCATTGTTATTACTGTTGTTAACATGTCAGATGTTGCTACCAGTATATCCACAAGAAAACCCTTTATCGGAAGCAATGCTTCTCCTGCTTTTTCCCATAGCATCCTGTTTCTTTCTACGTTTTTATTTATCTTAAACGCCAATGAATTTGTTTGCTTTAAAAAAGCTTCCTGGGTTGATCCTGAACTATTCTGTATATCTTCTATATTTTCAAGCGTCTTAGCATAGTTATTCATAAAGGCATTAAGTGCTTTTACTCCACGAACTCCACCAGACAATGTTTTCTGCTGCTGAGTGTCCATCAATGACAAAATATCAATTACTCCACGAATACCCTTTTGTTGCAGTATGCTTGAAAGTTCAGCATTTTGTGACCATGCAGTTATAGCCCTGTTCATTGAGGTAACAGCTTCCCTTGCTTTCATTCCCTGATTTGTCATAGTTGCAAGAACGCCAAACATCTCTGAAAGTTTTATATTATAGGCAGCGGCCTGTGGGATAACTTTACCGATAGTCGAAGCAAAATCCGACATCTCCATCTTACCGACTTTGATAGTCTTTTGCAAAAGATCACTAATCCGGTTGACTTCCGTTCCTGCAATATTATAACTATTTAATATGGAAATAACCGTATTGGCAACGTCCCGCATGTCAGCCATATTAGCAGTTGCAAGTTTAGCGGATTCAGCTAAAACAGTTAAGGCGTTTTGCTCCCCAAGTCTGGCAGAAATAATATCATATAAAGCACCTGACACCTGTTCCATCTTTTGAACATATTTAATTGAAATGTCTTTTACTGAGTTTTTAAATTCAGCTAAAACATCAAGCCCTTTATCCATTACAGTGAATACGTGCCTCATCTGTAATTCGAGGTCTTGGGCTGCCTGTACCCCGCCACCAATTGCAGCTTTTAAAGCCGCACCAAGGGCAAACACTAGCCCAACTGTACCAATAAATGCTAATCTGTTTATAATTCTTTCAAGAGATAGTGCAGATGCTACTGCCTTTCCAAAAGATGATTTAGCAACTGTACCAGTTTTTGTTAAGTTACTGTTTAGCTTTTTAACCTGATTATTGGCACCGGCAAGACCCATTTCAAGGTTCTTCCCTTTCATAGTGTTCTGGAAAGCAGCAAGCTGAGCCCTGATTTTTGTCAGGTCAGCTTGTATCTCATAATAACCAGTGCCAATAATATCTTTAGCCATTGTTACCTCAATATCCTGTATTTAGTGGCAATATCCATGTTATGCTGATGATCAACTGGAGAAGATGAATTAGTAGAGCCATCCGTGTTTAGAGCTTCCATATAAGCCTCTATGTGAATCAAACTCATATTCATAATCTCTCCTATTGTAAACCCATAATTATATGACAGAGCAGTGAACATTTTTTCCAGGTTTACTTCTTCTGCTCCGTCTCTACGTTTTTTTCTTCACCGCCAAAGGCAACTTCTATGATCTCTGTAAGTTGATCAATATCGCTAAGGAACTCTTCAAAGCTCATCTTATCCCTTGCTGAACATCTGATATACATTAAGTATGACAGAATTTTTATATCAGCACTGAGAATATTATCCATTGATATATCCTCTTTATAGAGAGCCTTTAGTTCCTGAATCTTAATCTCAGGTTCGTCTTTAAAAACTATCCTGATTGCCTTTGCTCTTTTGCCAAGTACAAATTCCTGCATCTCAATTAGATGCTTCGCTGTCATAGGTTCTAAAAAACACTTAATCCCATTCACTACTATTGGGATTCTCTTTGCACCTTTCAATATCTTGTCTGCCATCATTTGCCTCCGATTAGCTTGTCTATCTTTCTGAACTCATCTTTCTGGTTATAGTTCTTAACCACATACTCACGGTATTCTTCCGGCTTGAAATCACCAAGGAAAAGCTTGTTAATTTCTTCCATAGTACCCCAAAGATGTTCCTTGAGATATATGTCGTTAGAGCCTATCCAGTGCTCTATTACTAATGGTTTACACCCGCAAGCCATACCTTCAAGAATTGACATTTGCTGAGATTCAGTATATGATGTGGATAATATGAAAGCCTTATCTTGATACCATTTCTCAGGGTTATCAGTCCAGCCTTGAATGAAAATATTCCTGAAAGACTTTTCAACCATAAACTGTTTTAACGCTTCGTCCTGAAATTGACCTAATAAATGAAATTCCATAGATGGGAAAGTCTTTGCCAATATCTTTACAACTTCAAGCCCTTTCTTGGGATTCATAAACCCGCAGAATCCGACTTTATTGTTCTTTACTTTCTCTTTGTAGTTGAACTTTTCTACATTAACCCCTACATTGATCACTGTGGCGTTCTTAATAGTCTCTGACCGCTTTGTTTCTACATAACGTCTAATGTGATTAGATGTAAAGATAACGTGGTCAAAGGCACTGAAATCAATCTTACTGGCAAGCTGAGTATATGCAGAAAATCTGTGTATTCTCAAGACCTTTATTGCCTTTGTTTCTTGGTGTGCTACCAGCATTGCATCTTCTGAACCAAAATCACAAAACACCATCTTTGCGTTGTATGTTGCAAGATGGTCAAACTTATCAATTAACAATGCTTTCGGCTTGCTACCGATATAATTCCTGATAAAGTGAGGGTATCTTGTAATGAATACGTTATCAAATACTTCATTGCAGATTCCACATTTACTTATCTGTTTATCATGCCCACGATAGAAATAACCATAGTTCCAGTAAGCTACTACTGAGTGCTTGCCATTCAGTTTATACCACAAAGTATCAACCCTGTTAGTTCTTTCTTCATCAAACTTATGGGCTTTGAGAAATTCAGTTTCCATCATTCCGGTTGGGAACGTGTTACTTGACTTCATCTTTACTTCGTCACCTTCGCCAACAAAACGCATTACATAACTTGTAACGCAGTTAATATCATGATCATCTTTCTGTGTTTCCCTGAGAGTTGATACCAGGCAAGTGATATAGTCAGGTTGAATAAAATCATCATCCCCTACAAAAAGGCAGAGCATCCCTTTGGCTTTTGCTACTGCCTTATTCCATGCAACGCCTATCTTATCTTTATGCTCACGATTATCTACCACCATAAGCTCGATGTTATCAATTCCATAGGTCTGTTTCTTAACCGAATCAGTAGCCTTATCAAGCCACTCCTTGTTACCGTGTCCGTACAAAATTATTACTGTCACTAAATCTTTGGCTGCCATTTAAATCCTCCTTAAACGAAAGTCAGTGCAGTAGAATATGTTGCTCCTACAGCATCAGTTCCCTGGAAAGTAAAATTCCTGGTAGCTTCACCGTTTACAACCATTCCTTCTGTGTTACCTGTACAAATACCAATTCCAGTATAGAAAAGGTAAGTTGCACCTACTGAGTTAGATTCTCGCATGAGTAATCTATACTTTGTGTTTACCGATACATTCGGTACTTCTTTTGCCATGATGCCATTAGCTGTTACTTCCCAACCGTAAACACCAGGCTCAAATTCTTTGGCGTTAGTCTGAGCACCAGTCTTAGAAAATGCAGTAGTTTCGACTGTATCCCCAGTAATGCTTAACTCCCATGAATTAACATCACCAAGTGCAGTTGCGTCAGATGGTGCTCCCACTATATCGACAGATGTGAATATTGCTCCGCCTTTACCGGATAATTTATCAGCCATTAGATACCTCCTTATGCACCAATAACTACATTGTAAGATGCAGAATAAGTTGCGGAAACTTCTTTAGTTCCCTGAAATGTAAAGTTTCTTGTAGCCTCTCCGTTGACTACCATACCTTCTGTGTTTCCAGTGCAAATCCCAATTCCGGTATAGAATAGGTAATTTTTTGTTGTTGAATTACCAAGATTAGATTCACGCATCAGTAGCCTGTATTTGGAATTTACGCTGACATAAGGGGCTTCTTTTGCCATTACACCGTTTGCCGTAACCTCCCATCCGTAAACGCCAGGCTCATTTGCCTTGGCAGAGGTTTCTGCACTTAGTTTAGAAAAAGCAGTTGTTTCAACCGTGTCACCTGTGATACTCAATTCCCATGAGTTAATGTCGCCAAGTGCAGCTACAGATGTTATTGTGCTGCTGGTTGAGTTGGCAACCCATACTGCACCGCCCTTGCCGGAAAGTTTATCAGCCATTATTAGCTCCTTTGAGCCTGTAGCTCATAGCGACTCATGTGTCGCCAGTTATTGTCCTGTGTTTTTATAGTACTACCTATAGTTTTCTTAGGTGGATACATTAAAACATAGCCGGTTATAGTGAAATCATCTACAAATAAGTTGAAAAGATCATCAAGTAAATCTGCCATAGTTTCTAAAGTTATTGCACTCGTATCATTATCATAAATATCTATCTGAAATAAAAAAGTCTCAACAGTGCTTGCTGCATAATTGGTAGAAACCTTTTGTGTGTATTTTTTTTCTTCACTTATTTTATTATAAACTATATATGGAAACTTAGCAGCAGTCTTAGTTGTACTGTTAGCTGTAGTGTTCTGAGGGGCTTCACCATAGTATATTCTTCCATTAGCATAAGTTGAGCTATTTAGCGTTGAGCCAGCAAGCTGCGTATAAATTGAATCTAATACTTTTCTCATAATATTCTCTTTGCATAATGTTTTGCGTAAGTTATCCAAGGTCTGGGAGCTGCTATTTCTGTTCCCATTTCAAGGAAATAAGCATATCCTATTCCGTCCATGTCAGATGTTCCCGGAAGTACACCAAATCTTAAAGTTGCAACTCCGGTTTTCATAATAGCATCAGATGAAACGGCATCTTTCAAGTCTCCAGTCATAACTGCTGGATATTCGTTTGGGAAGGAAGGATTGTGAACTTGCCATGTTCCGTTTATATTCACCCAATAGTTTTTGCTTGTATCTCTTGGTGTGATTTCCATTTCATGCTTAATATTTTCAGTGATAGCATTAGTAACTTTTTTGAATTTATTTAGTGCAGCAGCCATGAATTTGACCTTTGCATTGGGGTCTGTAACTAATATTAATGGCATTATATAGTCCTAAGATATATCTTTAAATATACATCAGTCTCGCCAATATTCTCAACAAAAGCTATTGCGTATTCTTTTCCATTTATCATAGTGGTCATTGATTCATCTACAAATAAACCTGCTGGAATATTGCAATAAAACACAAAGTCTGCCACTATCTCCTGTCTGCCATTATACGTGAGCTTTTCACTTTTGAACTTCTCAAACTTTCCCCTGACATCTATTACAGCAGAAGATGTAGAACCAAAAGAACCAAGAGCATCTTTAGCCTTGGTTTTGGTATATAAAACAGCAAATGCGTTTTCGCCTATCATAGCATCCTCTTATAGGAATCAAGCGTGAACTTTGCTTTATCCGGTATAGCTTCATAGAACTTATACATATCATTTAATCTATACTTTTCCTGATCTTCTGCGTTCTCAATCCATCTATCATACATGGATTTAATGATCATTAATGCACAATGTTTTAAGGTATCTGGAACTGTGGTATATCCACCATTGTATGATATATAGGCATATCCAGTTCTTTGTGATAAGTAAATTACTCCACTACTCTCTACGGCATCATAAGCTCCGATGTGATAGCTGTATATCTGTATATAAAATCCATGTACTGTCTTTGGGTTAAACTCAAGCACTCTATCAACGCTAAGTGCATTATAATCATCATTAGAACACGTTGCAGTAGTTCCATTAGCCAAAGCATTAATAGCAGTTACCAGGTCAGATATAAGCGTTACGGCAGACTTTAAGATAGTATTACCATCTGAGAATGTGAATGTAGTACCATCATATTTAATGGTTACAAAATTGCTGGTATTTTCAAGACCAATTGCACCTACAAAATTAGTGGTAAATGTGGTTATGCTATTGATAGGAAACGCTGGCAATGACAATAAATAATTATCAAAAGAATAAAGTCCGCTATAATCATCAGCTTCCAATTCACGTCTTGTGTAGTTTTTAATGAATGAATCAGCCTGTGACCTGAAATTATCAAGCAAGGTGGTATCATCAATAATTACACTATCAGAAACAATAGAGGCAGAAGCACTGCTGTTCTCTGAGAACCCAATGAATATCCCAGCAGTGCTGTCTGCATTAATGTATTGAAGCGTTGCACTTACAGTGGTAACTGCAATAGTAAATTTATAGGTTGTACCACTCCA